TCATGTATTTCTAGTATGCCACGTGACTGTAGTTCTCTTGCACGAGTGATATACTTTTCATTGTTACTTCTAAGCGGACCACCTTGTAGTATTGCAAATGTTTGAGCACCTGGATGTTGCTCACTGTAACGTTCTACTAGATCCATAAAGAAGTCTGGTTGCTTCTCTTGATCAAATCTTGCACTGAAACAAATTCTATTAGCACGTTCATGGAAAGGCTTTATCCGTTCGCCCAACCTTTCCTGAACTTCCTCCTTGCCAAAGGCTAAGCCTGAGATATTGTATATAGGTGACTCCCAACCAGCAATCTTCATGTGTGCTACCATCTCTTCATTGGTAGCCAAGACTGTGGCAAACTCACATACCATTTTCTCATATAGGCCCATCCATTTGGACATGCCCCAAACATGTACGAAATCATCTGGATCAATTGCTTGGGCAAGACAGCGTACATACACTCGGGGTCTTTGGTTATCTGGAATCTGGTCCATAATATATGGCAGACTCTCAATACCTGGTTGAAACATATCTTCAAAGTAAATTACATCATCTCCAGTACAATCACCATTACGCATCATCTGTACTAGATTCATTATTTGGCTCATACCAAAGTAACTTCTTCCATGTGCATCTAACACTTGTCCAACACTAATACTTTTTGTATCATCAATAGTTGTGCCTGGAACATATACAACATCAAGTCCTCTACGATCAAATACACGTCGATTCCATTCAGTTAGTTGTAGTGTATAACGTGCCTCATAAGATTCAAGACCCATGTAGAAAAGTTTACGCATGTTTACTCCTTCAAAATATGCTTTATTGTATTACAAATATATGAATATGTCAAGTATTTAGGTTGCCGAACTGATCATGATTAATATCATTACATAGAAAAAAGCAAATACAAAAACTGGTTTTGCATTTTCCATACGTTTATCAGTATGCGGTTGAGGCTTTACATAATGGTCGCCCATATAGTCACGATCCCAAGCATCTCGCCTTGTATCTTGTTTACGTTGATCTACATGTATTGATCTTGGATCTACTTTCATTGTCTTCCAAACACATCATTAACATTTTGTAAACATCGAACAAACGTTGTACACTTTGGCATATCTTTAATGCGTTTGGCGCCAATGTATGTGCATGCACTACGCACACCGCCTAGTATTTCAGTAACAGTGTTTTCAACTGCGCCTTTGTAGGGCAGTTCAACTACCTTGCCTTCTGCACCTCTATAGCCATCTTTTCTATTGCCATGCTTTTCCATTGCAGTGTCTGAACTCATACCATAAAACTGTATTTTTCCATCTACTACTTTGCCTTCTGATTCATCTGTGCCTGCTAACATTCCACCTAACATAACCATGTGTGCTCCGGCACCAAATGCTTTTGCAACATCACCTGGATATACACAACCTCCGTCCGCAACAATGTGTCCACCAATACCGTTAGCGGCATCAGCACACTCAATAATACCTGATAGTTGTGGGACACCAACGCCTGTCATCAATCTTGTTGTGCATACTGATCCAGGGCCAATACCACATTTTATAATATCAGCACCACGTATGATAAGTTCTTCAGTCATTTCACCTGTAATAACATTGCCAGCAATGATTGTTTTATCAGGATATTCATCTCGTAATCTTGCAATAAAGTGTCCAAAGTTTTCATGATATGCATTAGCAACGTCAACTGTTATGAACGGAATGTCTGGATACATTGCCAACACTGCTTTCATTGTTTGGTAATCAACTGCATCATCATTCCAAATAGCCGCAGTACCTGTGCAAACACTTACGTATTGCATTTTTACGCCTTTGGCACGTTGCCAATCTTCAAGTGTGTAATGTTTACGTATTACTGTTAGCATCTTGTGTTCTTGTAGAACTTTAGCCATTGAGAAAGTGCCAACTCCATCCATGTTGCTGGCCATAATGGGTACACCAACCCACTGTTGTCCACTGTTATGAAAGTTGAAAGTTCTTTCTAAACGTACTTCTCGACGACTTTCAAGTGTACTGCGTTTTGGTTTAAACAATACGTCTTTGTAATCTAATTTTATATCTTGTTCGATTCGCATTTAAAAGTCCACATCTCTTCCGTTTATGTTATAGGTGCCGTGAGTAAAGCCTGCGTCCATTTTCTGAACGTCTGTCATATTATCACTGTTGATCCTTTTGTTAGGATCCTTCTTCATTTGTTTTAGTTGGTCGTCTGCACTGTCTTTGCCACATACAGAGCACTCTCCTGACACACCACCGCAACTGCCGCTTACACGTCGGCCTCTTAGGAGGCCTATACTCATGGCCGCCACAATGACTAATAAGATTACCAAGCATAATACAAATGTCTCCATCTAGTAGTCGTAATGTATATTTCTATCACCTTGTAATATTAACATAGGTCGATCATAATTGCTGTTGTTAATTGAACAGTGTGAGAAATATTGTTGATTAAAAAATACTCCATCATTTATAGGGACAAGTCCTGCTGGTCCTAACTTATATTTGTTTTCTTCTGCTTCTTGTTCTTGCAAGTTAAGTAAAAAAATTACTGGACCTTTAGTATAATACATTGCTTCTTTTATGCCATATGGATCTTGAATATATGCATCATCAATGTGTGGCTTAAAACTTCCACCTGCGGGCAATGTTTGTAAGTTTATATCCAACATACGTGTGAAACCAATCTGTTCGCACAATTTTCTAAGTTCTTTATTTTCAATTTGATCAAGTTCTGTAAATGGCAAATGGGCATGTTCAGTCATAACCTTACGATGTAATATACGTGTTTTACCATCTTGTTTTCCAAACTGTGATATGTCTTTTTCAATTACTAATTTACAATCTAATTCTATATCGTGTATAATTTTTTGTCTGTCAATGTTTGATATTTTTTCTGGTGCAACTATATCATAAGGTTCTGCCAATGTTCCTTTTCTCCACCATCCTGGGCCGTGTCCAGCTCTGTAATAACTTTTTATTCGTTCTGGCCAATTTGTATCGATATCAATAGGTTTATCCACTGTATGTAGATAAAGAGGAAATTTGTCTAATCCAAAATCTCCGTTTCTAATATTCTGTTGCATAAAAGTTTCTAGAAATCCAAATTCTGTATGCAACCATATACTGTAATAACCTTCTGTCCATACTGCATTTGCAGGTTGAAATCGTTTACCTGTGCTAGACTCTGTAAAAAAACCTGTGTAAAAATATTGTCGAAGTGTTTCTCCATTTACTTTTATGTCCGTAAGGTCTATATGTTCTCCAGTGTATTCTAAGATAAAGTTATACCAACCAGTTGGAATATCAAATGATTCATGATTTGTAAACTGTATTACTTGATCTTTTAAATTTTTAAGATAATATTTTCCTAAAGGTTTATTTGCAGTAATTTCAATTTTCATACTAATAACTTATGCAACAACCATTTTCTCCATCTTCACTGACTTCGATTGTTACTGCTCTCCCTGGGTATTTAGCGGCCACTTCGGTGTAGATATCATCCGCTATCATTTCACAACTTTTATAATCCAAGTTAAGTATATCTTCCTTGTACAAGTTTTCTAACCAACGTTTGAACTGTATAAACTCAATGTCTCTGTCATTGTGGAATACTGCTATTGCTACACGAAAGTGAAATATGTGTCTATGCGGATAGCCTAAAAAACTTACATCATACTCATCACCAGTTGCTAGTTTAGGATCATCTAGTGCGGCTGGATACTTGTGTATACCTTCCTTTTTAAATGTAACCCATATCTGTCTAGTTGCTTTGTCTTTTGCACTTTCGATTGCTTCACGTTCTTCTTGTATCATTAGAATGGCTCCTTGTATTCTACGGCTTCATCATCTTCATATGCACTCCATGGCGTAAACTTTAGTGGCGGCACATCGTTCATGTTCATGCACCATACACCACCGTTACTGCCTTTAAAGTTCTGATCAGCAATCTTTATAGTCAAATTACTATGATCCTCTACTTTAGGAATATGTACACTAAGCATTGGAATAAACCTTTTGCTACGCCAAATAATTTTATCTAGTGCATGCAACATCACATTGTGTTGATGTGCATCATAGTCAAGTGTTACATAAAATCCTTTTGCAAGTAAACTACTGATAGTACTATTGAAGTATGATAGTTCTTCTGCATTTTTGTAATCAATGTCCAAATGATTGGCACCCATATACACATGCTCAACTGAATGTTCTAGTATTTTATCAACACTAGGTTTGCCATTTACAAACAGTGTCTGCATACCATATGCTGGAGTATGCTCTACTTCTTTACCAGTAAACAATTCAATGTTGTCATAATCTAACTTAGGCACGTAATAATTTCCTCAGGATTGTTTTCAATTAAATTTACAGGATTTTTTAAATCATACTCTAGTTCATCAAACTCTGCAAGTATGGTGTCAAAGTTGTCTTCTAGTATAGTATTGGTTGCATCTAAGTTGTTTACAAATCCTAAACCAGTCGGAAATGTTGGAATAGTTATTATATTGAGATCTGGTCTGTATTTGTCAATAATATGCATAAATTTCCACGTATCACCTGCCCAATAAAACGTATTCCATTCACGAGTTGCAGTTTCAGGAACAACAGGGTAGATATCATGTAGCAGTACTATAGTATCTTCGTCTGAATGTTTTTCAACATTAATAAAGTCCTTTAGTACTTGATCATAATGATGTAATCCGTCAATAAATGCTAGTTCAATTTTATCACCAAGCAATTGTTCAACATTTTCTTGTGCAAAGAAACTATCACTATCCATTTTATAAACTTTTTGTTTATCAGACAAATTGTATTCAAGCACAGGATTTGGATCAATGCCAATACATGGAGTGTGCGATAATGCATACTGCAAACTTCTACCTGTGTTTACACCAATTTCTAAGTAGTTGCGTGGATTGCAGTTACGATGAAACCATTGTAACCATGCTCCGTATTGCATGCCGGGCAATAGACGTTCTTGTGTTTCAGCATGTATTTTTGCTTCTTTCATATCCTTGTCAGACTGTTGTGGTTCGTCGATATTCATACCTATTCCTCATTGTTAAGTTAATATTATACAACACTATTGTGCTTATGTCAATCAAATAATGCATTAAATTGTGTTTTACTATTAACAATTTTCTTACCAGTTGTGCCTCTTGATCCACCGATTACACTGTCTAGTAACTTGCTATGCTTTTCTAGTAAAAGCATACTTTTATCAAAGTCTTTTTGTGCAAACACTTCGTCAATAACATCACGCACAGTAACTTTTGTAAATGTTTCATTAACTAGCATCGCAGGCATTATACCTTGATCGTATAATCTGTTTGATTCTTGTACTGCATATATATGTTGCCATACATTATGACCCATGAGCAGTGCATAACTAAAACTATCCCAACTAGTTGAATCACGACCACGAACGATTTGATTGCCGTTGCTATCTAGTATTGGGTTACCGTTTTTATCTCTGTCGATATCTCCTGCTAGTATCTTAGGCGTACCAATTTTATTTTTGTCACCTACTCCATACTTACAAATATCTCCTATGGTACAACCAGCACTGATTGGACTATCATCAAAACGTTCATGTATACCATCACGTACTACCACATCACTAAACTTGTCTGTACCATATGCATATTTTAAATTATCAGCAGTGGCTTCCATCAAGTAACTCCACTTTTTACCTCTATCATCTGCACGTAGTCTTGTGTATACCTGTCCGTTAGCAGTTGCTAAGAAAGGCGATGCACAGTCAAAACTTACTGTAAAGTTTGAATTATGGTGACGTCTAACACTGCGTTGTATATCTGTAAGTAGCAATGCCCATTCTAGTTTGCTTGTGCCTAAAAAGTGCATCCAATCATGTTGGCCTTTTTCTAACAAGCCTTCATGTATAATTGTAACCAAACGACGTAGTATAAGATGTAGATCACACATATTTTGTCCACCCATACCCCAACCATCAAATGGCTTGTCATACTTGTCTGAACAGAACTTCTTCATAGTGTTGTACCATTGGTCAGCTTCTGTGTGATTTGAACCTTGTAGCACGTTTAGTATTTTTAGATCTTTGCCTCTGGCTTCCATAAAGAATTCGTTATTAAACAGTGTTGCATCAACTGCGTCTTGATAACTTTTAATACCACATGCTTCACTTGCTTTTGGATCCAAGTACGTCCATGTTGGGATATCCAATGTCATACCATAGTTTGCAATACCACTTTGCCATTTGATAACTGCTTCACGTTTCTTTTGTGCGGCTTTGTCTTTTGTATCGGCCCACGCACCCGGCCATACACCTTTTGCAATCTGGAATCCACCTGAGTCAGCAACCATAATAGTATCAGCACTTCTACCACGTACCATATCTTCTTTAGGTACATGCACAGTCAAATCCATGTTAGCATGTCCAGCACTGTATAGGCTCCACTTGTAAGGAAACAATGCTTCTTGTTTATTAAGCCAATTCATTGCTTCCATATTAGGAATACCTTTAGGCAACCTATCACCAATTATGCTTTTGACCTTGTCTGGATAACGTTCTGCACCAATATAGGTTGCATAGAAACTGCTTATCGCTGGCAAAAATATTGCATAATCGCTTTGCTTATCAGTTAGGTTGTCTTGTACTAGCATTACTTGCTCTGTGCTGGAAGAATGTAATTGTAAACTGCAATACCTGAATCAACAGTAATCTTAGTTGCACCACTGTCACTTATTCTCACAGTTTTATCGCCAGTTAGATTCATAATTGCTATGAACTGTTGCACCGGCCAACTCCATGCTTTAGTAAGTTTACCACCTACATCATGTTGGAACACAAAGTCGCCTGCGTGTGTACTATGATCACCAAACAAAAATTTCAAGTGTCCATCTTCTGTTTTGGTTTGAAATGTTGTTTCTTCAGCATTTGCCTGTGCTTGCATTTTCAATCTCATAATGCTTGCAGTGGTTGGCTCAAATTCAATATCCCAAGGCACATCTTTCATCTTTACGCCTTTTAGTTTTTCGTTAACAATTTCGCTAACCATAAACCTATAGTCATTCTTAAAGTCACCAGCGGCGTTTTTAAAATGTAAGCCTACTGGTGCTTGTTCACCATTGCGGTCTTGTCTCTTAACACTGATGTCTGCGTTTTCTTTGTACTCGCCAATGTTAAGCAAGATCTTTAGTTTTGCTAAGTTGGGCATACCAAATGTACCAATATAGTCTGCAACAGGTGCGGCAAACTTTGCTTGTAACACAACACTCTTGTCTTCTGCAAGTCCATCTACTGATGTAACAGTATCTGTTCCTGTAACTTTAATTAGGTCAATACAACCTAAGTCATAGCTGTGTTCAACTAAATCTAGTAAGTAGTCTCTCATGTTTTCTTCTCCAGTTTATAATTTTTCTATGCTGGCAAGTCCTTGTGCCGATCGTATTGTATTAAGCTCTCCTGGCTTTTTAATTTCTAACCAACTAATACCATTGTCTAGCTGATCATAACCCATTGCAGTAAGTCTTTGTATTTCAAACCCAATAGAAGAACATATTTTTTTTATTTTCGTTCCTGTTGTATAACAATAGTACATTTCATCAACTTTGTCAATAGCATTTGGATAATCACAGTTATTAAAGGTAAAAATTACTGTGCCGCCTGGACGTAAACACTTGTATATTGATTGTAAATATTTTGCAATAATATCCTCAGACTTAAAATTAAAATAGTCAATTACAACAAAGCATGCAATTTGATTTTGCGGAAGTGCTGATAATATTTCTTCGTCGTTATCATCCATTGTATACCAAGCAATACGGTTTGTCATTATTTGATTGAAAAAATCTGTATTAACCACTGATCCTTCTCTGTCTTCCTCTACAATGTACAAAGGTGTACCGTGTACTAGATGCTTTGTAATATCGCCATATCCAGGTGCAAGTTGACAACACGCATATTCATTGCTTATTTTTATGGTTATTGCGTTTATCAATGTTTTAGTTGTATCTTCATGGAATAACAAATCTTTGTTCTTGAGTTGACTAAGTTTATCCAATGGCGACATTTGCTTATGATTTTTATAAATTTCTTTGCTTTTCTCATAGTATGGTGCTTCGAGCTGTTTCACCTCTTTATTGATCTCATCCTTAAATGTATTTAGATCAAGTGCCATGTCCTCTAAATTATTCAGCACCTTTAGATGACTATGCATTATACAATCTTTAAGGTTTTCAGCATCAAAGTTGTTAATTGCAAGATCGTTGCAAACCTTGCTAAGTTGTGTATTGATATCTCTGCGAATGGTTTCCATATCTATACTATCAACCATAGCTCTATATCTAACTATATCTCGTAATTTTTCAGTCATCAGTCAAACTCAAATAGTGTATTAAATGTATTTGTTGTGTTTGTTTCGCTGGCAAGATCCCACTCAAGAACGTGTAGCAAGTTGTCAATCTTTTGATCAACCACAGTTGCTTCCATAAGTGCATCATCAAACGGCAGTTCTTTGAACCACTGTGGCAAATGCATCTCATCTGTAGGATAGCCAATGCTGGTCCAGTTTAGCGGATTGGGCTTTAGTTTGCAAACAATAGTTTTCATACCATCAATAATCTGTTGACTGTAGTTGTCTGAATTCATCTTCTTCATAGTATTCCAATTCATACCAGCACGTACATGTCCAGGCATGTTTGCACGACCTTCACGTTCTTCCTTCTTGCTATACATAGTTAGGTTGTTAACACGTTTGGGTGAACCTTTTTCCCAAGCAGGACGTTCTTTGAAATCAAATTTAAATGCTTTGATCATTTCGATTATCTTGTCTCTACCAGCACCAGCAAGTACTTCTACTAGTAAGGTCATTAGAAAGTCTTGTATAACCTTTGGCGTATCACTACGTTTCAAGTCCAAGCCCATTGCTTTGATCTTGCCTTGCTTGCCTTCTATGTCTAGTCGCTTGCCTTCCAAGTCAAATATGTTTACTGCATAACGTTTCTTTGTTATAAACAATCCTCTATCTGCAATAAGTTCTCTACCGCCTTTAATAATAAGTCCGTTGTCTCTTGGTACATGGAATGCTTGTTCCATAAAACGTGGCCAGCTATCGTTAAGTTGATCACTGATAGCATCATAAAGTTGTATGCAAGTTTCTTTGTTCCATTCCATAGTACCAGCATCTATATCTTTCTTCAGTATTGGATATGCACTAAAGTATACTGAATCTGTATCACCATAAATCACTGCATCTCCAACATGGTCATACTTGCCTGTGATTGTTTCATTTACAAATGCATCCATATGGTATGCAATACTTCTGCCTGTTAGTGTAGTTGATTGTCCAATACGTTTGTCAAAGAATCTACAACCTGGATTTAAAATAGCACCATACAAACTGTTCAAGTTAATCTTCTTAACCAACTGTCGCTTGTCTAAAAACTCACGTTCATCAGTATCAGTTGCGGCTCTCAGTTTCTTTTGTATCTCTTGACGTTCTCTGTACCAACGTGCTAACAAGCCAGGCACAACGCCTTCTTTTTCATATGTAAATATAGTACCATTAGCACTAAGTATCCAAGGCTGATTGCTATCAAATATGATCTTCCATATCTCTGCGGCACTGTGTACACTTTCCTCACCGTTCTCCCAGTCAATGGTTATCTCTGTTCCACGTTGTTGTTCCATTACGGCAGTGTATTCTAATGTGCCAAACAAGCCTTCCCAAGCCATAGCAAAACTTGCTTTGTTGTTGATCTTGTTTTTGATATACTGCTCAGTCATGATAGGACGCAGTTGTCCTACAATAGTCTCCTGTGCCATATTCAATGCTCTAATCGCACTTGGATACAAACTGTTGATGTCAATAGCACCAACATATTCATGTATTCCTTTTTTAGGATATGCAACATATGCACCAGCTGCCGCAGTATCATCATCTGTAAGACGTTGTTGTCTGTTAGGAACAACCATGCCTTGTTCATGTGCTTCGTTTATAATTGCTTGTTCTATAACTGCAACTGCACCCATTGTTGTTTGTAATAACACAGTATTAGCATGTGCTAGTTCACTTGCCAGTGCAATGAAACGCAGTTTCTTATCCATCTTATCAAGCAGTGCAGTATCCTGTCTCGAATACTCAATAAAAGTTTTAAAGTTTTGATTGTACAGTTGATCTAGTGTTCCTTCATATGCAGTTTTCTTCTCGTCAAGTTCATATTCGCCAATAGCGTCTAAACTATAACTGTGTCTCTCTTCATATGTGTACTTTCTATACAGTTGCATGTAATCCATATGCACTCTGCCGATGGTATCAAAGGTTATGTTCTCTGATCCAAAACGTTCAAATGTACGTTTCTTTGGCAGTTGATTCCACAAGCAAAAACGTCTAGTATCATCCTTGCTTAGTATACGTGTAGCTCTGTTAACAAGATAGGGTATATCATATCCCTCACTGTTCCAACCGCTTATAATGTCTGCATCTTCAATCAAGTCTAAGAACGTGCTGATAAGATCCTCTTCACGTTCATATAGCATTGTGTTAGGAAACTCGTTGCATATTTCTTGTGCAGTTTCCCAGCTCATCGACTTTGGCGGTATAACCAGTGTTACCAACTGCTCCATCCACTGCAAGTATATACTGATAGCAGTAACTGGATTGAAAGGATCTGCTGGAGAACTATATCCTCTTACAGGATCAAAGTCAACTTCAATATCGAAAAACGCAGTTTGTAACTTAGGTGCATCAATGCCTTTATAGTTTTCTTCAAAGCATCTAAACACAGGATTAATATCTGATTCAAAGATATCTTTGCCTGATTGCATACGCAGTTCCTTGCGAAACTCCTTGTTGTTACGTGTAGAAAATCTACTGACAGGTCTACCATAGATACTTTTATGCTTGCCTCTTGGGTCAGCATAGTAAAAACAATATGAGGCAGGAAACTCTCGATACTCTCTCCTGCCATCTACACGTTCTACAACGTGTATTCTATCTTTCTCTCTGTCAAATAGTGCATCAACGTAACTCACAGATTATAAGGTCCTTCCAGCAGTTGTAAGTATCTCATCTAATAGTTCTTGGTCTTCTTTTTCAGCAGTGTAACTTGCTTTATGTGCAATACGTATTGCTTTCTTAAGCACACTTGGTTTGATTTGTAGCTCTTCAGCAATGCTTTTTACTGTGTCGCTTAGTCCTTCGTTAAGTGCTTCTACTTCACTCATCACACCCATACCTTCGTTGATAATTTGTGTGAGTTTTGCTTTTTGTTCGGGGTCAAATTGGGTTGTCATGTAAATACTCCTTTGTATATCATATTATATAACAGTTAAGTGTAGATGTCAAGTTTATTTTTCTAAACTTAGTATTTGAAATATTGTTTCTAAGCCTTGTTCGTCTTTCAACAATATGTTTTCATCGGCAAACAGTATCTGTTGTCCGCTTTTAAGACTTTGTTCAAATAGCTGTTTTGTTTTTTCAACTGTTCCAGAGAATGCATGTATACTTGGTACAACAAGTCCACTAAGATTATCCCTTTCAACAAAGTCTTGCAGTTTAGGCATCCAGGTGCAACCCCAGTATTCGTTGCTCCACTCGACTACGTCTAGTTTTAATTGACGAGCCTTTCCTAATAAAAATTCACGTATAATAAAGTGTGGTGTTTCACCGATATACGCACTGTTCTGATCTACAAATACTACCCACGGTCCACTTGCTAAATCACTAGGATCCAGTTTGCTATAGTGTCCTTGCAAACGGTAAAAACTGCCAGCACGTCTTGGTCCTAAGTCATGACCTTTGAGTGCATAACGTGCATCAAAACTTACCCTTGTGATATCTGTTTCATTATTGATGTTGCCGTGTACATGTCCTTGATTAAACAACCATGCTTGTCCAACATCGATCTCAACAGGAAAACATTTTTCTATACTAAGGCGTTGTATCTCATCCAATGGCAACTGTTCGTTGTGTATACGATTCATTATTTCAATACTATTATCCCAACTTACAACCTGCATGGTGTTAGTTCCGTAAGTTTTGGTTAGTGGTATCCAAACTGTTCCCATGTGATTGTTATAGCCTGTCCAATAGCCTGTGTGAAATGCAAGTAATCTACCAAGTGCATCTTGATTAGGAACTACAAACCGTATACCACTTGTTGATTGTATAAGATAATCTTTACCATCAATAAGATCTGATACGTAGTCTACAAAGAAACTATCAAGTCTTGTGCTAAATTCTTTACTGTTTGAAAACAATTCTAAGTGTTTACGTAAATCAATAAATTCAGTTGTTTCAAAATAATTATGTATTTGAGTAAGATCTGGTAGTGCAGGCTTAAGTTCACGCACTGCTTCAAAAAAGTATTCAGTCCAATTATGTTTGTTTTTGTCATAGTCAAGTACTTTATTATCCCAACGCTCATCAATGTTCCACTCGTAACTTTCTAATACATTTTCAATCCTTGCTGGCATCTTTACTCCTTATATGCTACTTCTAAATTCTGTTCACCGATCAAATTAAACTTGTCACCACACATCACTGCACATCGTTCTAACTTGCTTCCATTTGTCCAACTACGTTGAATGTTATCAAACCAAGGGCCTTCTACTATTTCGTGCAATTTACCATGAAACACATTTGTACGTGCAAGTCCGCCACTAGTGTGCATAAGTTTTTTTATTAAGATTTGATCAGGAGTCCCATCAACTTCAGGCCCATATAGTCTATCATGTAACCAACCACAAGGAAAAACAAATCCATCAGCACCTATATAAATCTCACTGATATTTAATGCATTGCAACTTATACATGCTTTTTTTGCGTATTCACTAATACTACCAATGCTTGATAGTGCATCATAGTTGGTATTTTTATATTTTTTATTCGTCGGCGGATATATAATATAGTCTACTAAATTTTTTTTATTGTACACAGTAAGTTTGCTCTCGTATTCGTGTTTACGATTTAGAAATCTGCCTGTGCGTTTTGCACTAAATTTTGCAAAACCCATTTCTTTACTGAGGGCTTCTGCTTTTTCAACCTGATCTTGATTGTGGTCAAATACAATAAAATCCCAATATGCTACACCTCCGCCAGCAATAAAAGTACTAGCATTGTCCATTACTTTGTTCCACAGTACATTACGTCTATAGATATGATTTGTATCTTCTAAGCCATCAATACCAAATGCAATAAAATCTACATAAGGGGCTACCTCTACATAAGTTTTGTTTTTTCCTATACCACCATTGGTATGTATACCAATCTTAACCTCTGGCAAAATAGATTTTATATGTTGCACTATCTGCGTTATGTAGTAGTTGCTAAACGGATCACCATACGTACCGCAAAAATACACTTGTTCTAATGCACTAAATTGTTCAAGGGGTATATTTTCCTTAAACTCAGTGAGTGTCCAGTTCTTCAAAGGAAGTGTTGTAAGTGTTTTGCCACCAAAATAATTACGTGGACATTGTGGACATGCCGCATTGCATAAGTTAGTAATTTCCAATTGCAGACTTTTTACATCAGAAAGTTTTATCATCTAAGTAATGCAATCTGTGTGTAACGTTGTTGAATACAATCTTTAACTGTATCTACAACACGTTCAACAGTCATGCCACCTGAAAAATTATTCATCTTACTGTTGAATTTTCCTACTTCAAATGTTGTGACTGTGTTGCGTACATTATCTGCTATCTTGCGATTGTAAAGTTTTCCAAACTCGCTTAGTGCAGTTTTACTTAGATTGTAATAGAAGTCTCCATCTGCGATACCTGGATAACTACTCCAATAGGTTCTAGCACTAGAAAAATTTATAAGTTGTGCTCCTTGCAATTTATTGTAAAATAAATCTGTAATATACACAATGCTTGTAAAATTTACAGTCAAATGTTCCCAAGCATCATCTATCTTTGGATTAATGGCGAATGTATTGATTACAACCTCTGGTGTAAAGTCTCTTACCAGTCTATGGCATTCATATCGACTGCTAAAGTCGTATTCAGGTTTACCAACAACTGTACAGTCTGGTAGTGCCTCCTTTAGTGCTTGTGCAATTGTACTTTTTCCTAGTATGAGTATCATGATAGCTCTGTTATAACTTTATTTGCAGTTTGTTCGTTTGCTTGTTTACAAAGATTGCCAAAGTCTCCGCTGATTATATGTTCACGATTGTGTTCGCTTGATTCCTTTGTATAATGTAACAATTCATCTATGGTATAAATGTTTATAGTTTTACAAAGTTCAACAATTTTTTCAAGTCGACTTAGATTACCAGTGTCACGATCAAAGGACAAATCTAAAGGACCGTAGTCAAACATAAATCCAAGTTGTTGTAATTGATTATAAACATCAAACTGACTGACAGGAATAAAAGCAGTTTCGCCAAGTAAACACTTGAGAGTCTTTTCGCTTAAATGGGGGCCTGTGCGTATATATGTTCCATAGTCATCTTGCATGTAACTATAGTTTTGTGTTTCTAAGCTAAAATGTAAAGTCGCATCAGTATATGCAATACCAAACGGATCACTGTTGTAGCGTTGTGTATTATTTGTAAACTTATCTATTTCAATTGTCTTACCATGATATTTGTTCCTAAAGGTCACAGTTAAGTCATCAAGTATCTCATAGCCAGTAGGCTGATAAAAGTTTACGTCTTTTGGTTCAATGTTATTGCCGAGCTTCACAAGACTTTGGTCTTCAATAAGTTCCATAATTGCAGTAAAAATAATAAGTTTGTGTTGTGTGACTCTGTTATTAATAGCACTTACCTTATATTGGTGATTTTTTGTAACAGCACTAGGAAACAATTCATATATCTGTTGCAACTGATAATGCCAACTATAAAATGTATAAAAACTTACATTTGGCATATTGTCAAAATTATTATAAGGTTGCCCGTCGTTAATTATAATAATGCGTCCATCTATATTTTTTGTCTGGATATTTAACCAATGCCAGTCAAGTGGTTCCATGTGATATGATAAAATGTAGTTGTCATACCCGGGTGGCAAGTCAGGATCACCGAGTGCTCCTCCGCGTAACCATAAGGCAAAAAAATTATTTCCCGGTATATCATGTAACCAATCAAGCTCGTTCCAAGTTAGTGCATGTGGCAGTTTACCAAATACCAGAGGAGGTGCTAAGTCATTCTCAATCATAATCATACTTATTGGTGCATAAGTATGGCACTTTAAAAACCAGGGTAGCGATAACTTGGTTCTAGGGCAGATCCCTCCCTAGCCTTTGGAGCGGTCCTAAGGCTATTCTTTTACTACATCTTTGAAACTACTAGTACTAAATCTTTTTTTGTTTAAACTTTCTATAGTCTCAAGTGGCTTACGATTACTCGGACAAAATTTACATTGATCAATCACTTCATCAATATTATCTATAAACTGTTTACCTCGTTGTGCAAATTCGTGTACAGAAAGTGGTTCATAGCTGTGCAAAATTTTCCTATCATCTTCGCTTATATCAAATTTTAGTTGGTCATCAAATTCTGGCATTATGCCAACTGGTCCGCATTTGTATAACTTACCTTTAATAAAATGATGGCACATATGATGCACAAACGAACATTCATCATGTGCCTCCTGTGGATCACTGTTCTGTAATTCAAAGCGTTCTGTCAATGGATTGCGTTGCACCGCAGCTTGTGTAAATTGGTTTTCGATCCAATAATGCAATCTTATACCATGCTCATCGACTAGTGCATAGTCCGCTCCCCATGTAGCATTATCGTTTGTGTTACGTGTTCCGTCGTACCTTGTCACTTCGCCTTGTAAAAATTTATACCCTTCTTCAAAATGCCTATCCATGTCTTTTGCATTATGGACACTTACTCCAATCCAGTTATTGCCAAATTCATTGCCACCTTTATATTCAAAGTTTAAACTATCATATAAGCCTTTTACATGGTTAAGTCTTGTTCCATTGGTTAATATTTGAACTTTCTTTTTGAATATTTTGTTTATGCCTTTTATCCAACTACCAATGCTAGGGTTCATTAGCGGCTCACCACCTAGTATACAAATTTTTTGTAATCTAATTTTTGTTGCCCATGCTTGGTATGTTGCTTCATAGTCTTTCCATATTTGGTGACCTTTGAAGTTAAAATTGTTGAATCGATTACATTGTGGACATGCAATGTTGCACACATTTGTAATGTAAAACTCTATGTTAGGTACGTATGTGCGAGGATCATCAGGATGATCATCTGGAAAGTGTGCTGGATATCTCATCTTAGGCTGTTCTTTTCTAAATTGCGTGTAAGCGACAGTGTTTTCATAGCATTATGATCGTGATAATCTCTGTGTATTCTTACAACACTAGGTGCAATATGATGTATATCTATATTACTTGTTGTGTGTATTTGATGATCTGCAGGTCTAAAGCCATAAGTCTTACACTCCGAAATAATTTCTTCAGCCGCATGTGGTTTGATTATGTATCCGTAACCACCAATTGAATATAATCCTCTTTCGTGTATGTGTTTGCCATGTTCTTCTCTATCGTGCAAACTCCATATTGTATCATCTTTGGACTGATCAGCAAGATCTTCATTGTATGTTTTTAAGTAAGGATCTAAACTATCAAGTTTTAAGATATCAGGAAAACGTTTAAGAACTTTATTCGGTAATGGCCGTAGCATGTATGCATCATGTTCTAGTATCATGTAAGGCTCATTTGACTTAGCACACTCATTCCACAGAAAGTAATGACTTAGGAAACAACCAAGTACTCCGAGCCTGCCACCTTTCATTTTGGGTTTGTACTGGCGTAGTCTTAATTCAGCAAGTATTTTGTGTGCATCTTCACCATGTACACCGTTGCTCACTTCCGCATCAATGCCAAACTGTTTTGCACGTTCAATACACTTTGCACCCATTGTGCGAGATATCTTGCTACTTTGCAGTATTATTATTTTCGTTTTCAAGTGCAGTCTTCCAAATTTCAATCCATGTGTTTTTCAGTGCTTGATTCTCTTCTGTTTTGTATGCACGTTTAGTAAACTTTTTTGTTTTACTAGTTTCTTGATACACTTCGTCATTGTTGTTACCTGTGACTGCAAAATGATCATGGAAAATTTTACTTTTAATTCTTTTGTATGTGCCTACTTCATAGTTGATATCTTGTATCCATTGATCAACAGGGTTGATACCAATCTGTCCAAAACTAAATTGCCACAAATTAGGTACACACGGAAACAGTGTGCTATCAGGCAACTTGCCGTTTGATTCCATACTGATTAAACCTTTATAGTCTCTGTGTTCCCAAAGCTCATCGTCCCATCCTTGTGTTCTCATAAATGCATCATCGTTCCACACAAAATACCAATCACTGCGTATGTAGGTTGCGAGATAGTTATAGTAAACGTGTAAGTCTTTCCAACCTTTGCGTTCTATTTCGTGTACTTCTTGTGTGGCACCTGTATTCTCAACTAACAGTTTCCACTGGTTGCTCTCAAAGTAATTTTTACTTTCCTCGTCATCACTGTCGTAGGCAATTGCAATGTGGATACGTGAGGGATTGTTTGCAAGTTCAAGTAATCCGCTGATACTTTTCTTTACCATTGCAGTACGTTTGCGTGTTGGCAACATCATTGTTACAAACGGTTTATTCACTTTTGCATTTCTCACATCGACATGCGTCGCAGGCTTTGTACATATTGTTTCCGTCTTGTGGATTGTTGTTTTCTTTCCACAATGGTTGGCCGCAATGACTGTAGTGTCCGCAGTTCTTGCAATTTGTTGGTTGGTATTCTGTAATAGTCATACAAGTAATTATACTTTGATTACTTGGTCTTTACATTTTTAGCCTTGCCACGGCGATTTTTATCTGGATCCTGTTTGCGTTTTCTGTTGGCCGCAGTCTTACGACCTTTTTTGCCTAGTGATTGTGCTTTCTTTTGTGGTAGACATTTTGGTTTGCCTTCTGACTTACTGCCTCTAGCACAGTCGCCACGTATCTTACCATCAGGGCCAAAGCGTACCCACTTTTCTTTAAACCATTTTTTGAGATCTTCGTCGAGGTCGTCTTCAAATACCAAGTTACCATCTGCACCTAGTTGGACTGCTTCTTTCTTTACGCAGTTAGGTACACGTTTGCCGAACATGGTTTTCATGCCCTTCTTTTCGTAACCCTTCCAACATTTTTCGCTTAGTACTTCTTCAATGAGCATGTTACTTCTTCTTTGAATTGCCCCAGTTCTTAGCACCTTTTTTACGACACTGTACTAACGCACCTGATGCGTATGCACTTGGCCATACTTTGTAACGTGACTTAACTTTGTGATAACAAGCATCTTTCTTGCCAGCAGCTTCATCAAATTGCTCTTCTGTAATGAGTGTAGCACTTTCGTTTAGTCCGTCAACCTTGCCTTTCATTTGATTCACTAGAAGTTTTAAGCCATCTACATCTTGGCGTAGTGCGGCAATGTCTGCTTGATCTTCATCGTTGCTGAGATTCTTTTTTGCTTTTGCAAGTGATAACAGTATTGCTTCAAAATCGTTCTTTGCTGATGGATTGTTAGCACGAATCAAGTTAAGCATACGTTGTGTACGTTGATTGGTTGTTGGTAAGTCTGTCCCAACGTCTTCATTTTTCTTAGACGTCTGTGAGGCATACTTGCGTTTTTCATAGTCACTTGGAATATCGCTTATGCGTAGATTTTTAAGTTTTGGATCAGTCTTGTAGGTTGCTTTTTCTTCTACATAGTCTGCATCTTTTTTCTTCTTGCCAAACAATGCATCTTTCCGTGCCTGACTAAGTGGCTTGCCTTTACCTCTCATTGGATACTTGTTAACTTCGCCTTTGTTAACTTTCTTCATATGGTCCATGTAACCTTGAGTGTAATCTTTGTCTTCGTTCTTGGCTTGCTTGGTTGCTACTGCGTGCATTACCGATTCAGCATCTTTGCCATAGCGATCTTTGAAGTCACCTTTTACTTTTTTAAGTTTTTTAAAGTTGGCTTCTTTGCTACGCTTTTCGCCGCCTGTTAGTTTGCGTTCTTCTATAGACATATTATTTCCCAAACACTTTACGATATGCGTACTTACGTGCATCTTCAGGTGATAAGCCTTGCTTCTCAAACTTTTTAGTATGTTTGTCTACCATTGCGGCATCATAACTATCACCAGTTCTTTGCTTTAGTCTTTTTTCATCTTTACTAACAGTAAACAAGTCTGATATCACACCTTCATTTCTCATAGTGTAGGCTGGTGAGGTTTTTTTTAACTCCTCAACTTCTTGTTGTAGTTTTTTGTAGTACTTGGTTGAGATCATATCACGGAGTCTTTGTTGTTCAGGCATGATGCTACCTTGAGCACTGTGCATTCCGTTAATACCACGTATAACCATTGATTCTGGACTTGTACCATAAAGGTTTACAAGCATTTCAGCTACTTCACCGTGTTGGTTTTCGTCTTCAAGTTCCATTACTTTGTCGTAAAACTTTTTTAAATCATAATCAAATTCACTGGTCGGAATAGCTTCGTTCATTTCGCCTTCATACACAGGAACAATTTTCATTGCTCTACGTAGGACACCAGAAAATTTAGTATTCAGGTCAAACATTGTTTGTAACTGATCAGTTAAATCGCCGCTGTCTTTGTTCATATCTGCTAATTTAATAATCATATTTTCAAGCATACGACGGTGTTCACTTATCTCTCTAAGTTGTTTTATCATACGTCTGGCATTTACTTTTTCATAATCTTCAACGTCTTCTTGTATGTCTGGCTTCGCAGTACCTTCTTTGTCAACCATCTTCTGTCCGTAAGCCATCATTTTCATCAATGATTCTTTGGAAATCTTAATAGGATTCTTATTGTCCTGTGGCATGTCAGGATCAAAATATTTGCCATCACCGTTTACAATATCCAACAAGTCCTGCATGTTCTTGGCACCAAAAGCAGTTCCATATTCTGGCAAGTGTTGTGCTACCCTTGACAACGCTATTTGCAAATTAGTATCTGTAACAGTGTTAGCTTTGTCCATAAGTTTAACTGCAATTGCACTTAGTCTTGCTTGTGCAGGATCAACCTCATAATTTGGAGTAGCTTCTTGCATATGCACTTCGTTCATTTTCATTTTATCGTCCTCTAGTAGGTGTAGTAAACGCATTAGCTTTCACTCACATAGTCGTTTGTTCTTTGGATAAATGTTTCACATGCAAGAACTGCATCTTCAAGTTTGCCAAAAGATTTTTTTGATTCTTTTCCGTTAACTTTTACTCTGTAGCCATCATCTTCTGTGCCATAGATTTTCATTTCTTTGCCGTCGTCAGTAGTAAAACTTTTTACAGGTTCTGCTAACATTTCTTCGTTGTGTGCTTTTTCTACGTCACCAAGATAGTCCAGTAGTGATTGTTTTTTACCAATACTGTCCTCAGGTAGCTGTGCACCTTTTGGAGCTGGATTGATTGGACCACTAAGGGTTTGATCTGTGTCAGGTGACACGCCATCCCATGATTCTTCGTCACCTGGGTTTGGTCCTTCACCTAGCTCTTGCTTCATATAGTCTCTTGAAATGTCTAAGTAGTCTAATGCTTTGATAATTTTGCCTTGCACCCATTCAGGTAAGTTTTCATCATCGTCTAGTATGCCCTGTAGTTCTAAGGCAGCATCAGCGGCACGTGCTAGTTGATCCTTAGCCATTGCACCTTCTTCGTCATACTCACCTTTGTCTTTGATATCAATTTCTTCTGCATCACCGGCTATCTTTGCTAACATATCTGGGTCAATGCTGTCACCAACCATATAGCCTTTGGTAGGAATCTTCTCTTCATCTCCACCTAATACTTTGCCAACACTTGGCATTTTGTAGTCTGCTGGAAGTTGCTTTGGCTTATAGTCTTTTTGAAACTGTTTAGTAGTGCCACTGTCTAAAGATTTTGCACTTTCAAAAGGTCGATCTTTATACATATTTTCCAATATGCTGGTCATGTCGTTCTGCTTCAAACCCTCTGTTACGGGTGTTGGCTTAAACTGACGTTCCGTTATTGGACGACCGTTATCTATCTCATTTAACTTGCCTACTAATGCGGCAAAACTATTATCCATCTTTACTCTCTACTCTCTTTTAAAAAACTTCTCAACATCCAACCGTGCTTGGCATGGGCATCCATGCGTTCTGCAATAAAGTTAGCGATTCCTTCGTTCTTCTCTGCGGTTGCAGATTCAAATGTCTGTTTGAGTATCAACTGTATAGCCTCGTTGTCCTCTTGTAATTCTTTTATCATCAGCATTGCTCTTGGGATTTTAATTTGTCCAGTGATGACACTTAGCTGTGAAAATCTCTCAAATGAACCAGGAGCATACACATCTAGTGTTCTAATATATTCTGCTGTTTGGTCGATTGCGTTGCCGTAAACTTCATCGTATATGCCTTGGAAGAACTGATGATACTGACTGAAGTCTGACCCTTCGACATTCCAGTGAAAGTTCTGTGCTTTAATCACAAATGCATACGAAGTTGCAAGTAATGTTTTTAGATCGTCGGCTAGCATTCTTAATTCCTTTATTAAGAGTATTTATCTATCCAAAAGAAATAAGTTTATTTTGCCTTGGGGGTGTATTTCACAGGTTTTGGTGTGTTGCCGTATGTGCGATTGTCTGTGCGTTTGATTGGACGAGCAAACAGATTGGTTGCAACAGTTGCTATATCACCAGAATCAGTATCTTCACGTACGATATCTTTTATTTTCATCTAAAACACTAACTTTTCAAATTTTAAATATGGCTTATCTAGTAGTTCTTGTAATGTATTTACATTTTTAACACGTCCAACAATTGCTTCACCTGTGTATTCTAGTATAGTTTTCCATGTGTGTTTTTTTACAAAATCAGGCGCATGAGTATGAAACCATTTTTTATAATTATCTAAGTTATTAAAAGGACTGCTGTTATAATCTTGTAACATAATATTAATTCCAGGCTTGCAGAAGTCATGAAACTTGCAGGTAAGATCAACATCAGTAAAATCGTTTTGCCCGTAAACAAAAGCAGGATTGTGCCCTACAAATGGATTTTGTAATTTTATATCGCCAAACTTACACTTGCTTTTTCGAGGATAATCTTCTGGGGCAATATAAAACCCTTCATCGTTCCACCATTCGATTTGTAACCATGGGCCTCTGTCATTGCCTGTTTCTAAAGCATGTAAAGCAAAATGTGTATTATGCACTAGTTCATCATACTCTTCTGGTATGTGTTCATACCCGTTTCCTACAAGATTTTCTATGTCTTTGTGCATTAAGGTTCTATTTTCCAAACACAAATTAGTTGTATCCCAATCCCAATTGAATGCGTTTGCACATTGCACTGCAAGATTTTGGAATACGTCTAATGTATAGTATTTCTCATCTCTGCAAATTATATCTGGATAGTTTTGGTAGGTATTTTTTATAAGATCAAAATAATTACAAGCAAGTTCTGTATTGTCTAATTCAATCTCGAGATAGTCGCAATTTTTATAAACAATGGCAAACTGTTTCATCTTATTTGCCCTCTGTGAAACTTAACATGCCTTCACGGAAACTGTTGTTGGTATCTGTAGGAAGGTCCTGTGGGTTGACTATGTTGCGTTGCTTTGCCCAAGCATATCCGGCCATGTGTCCTGAACAGTCTTTGGTACAAGGATAACCTTTGTACATCAAGCCTTCTTTGAGTATTTCTTCTGCTTTCATCTTCTACGCCTTTAACAAGTTTGTGACTGGGTTGCGTAGATACCAAGCCATGTCGTTGTATGTTTTGAAACGACTGGTTAATAATTCTTTGTTTATATCATTTCTTATTTTGTTGACACTTGTTTCATCTCTGGTGTACATTTGTCTAGCCTTTTCACCAGCATATTTTTTAACAAACTCTCCTACATTAATCAAATAATATTGTTCACAGTCCAG